ATCGCTTCAAGATCCTCCAGGCTGCCCAGACTCGGGTGGATGGGATGAAGATCCGCATTGACGACCAGTTCGCCCAAGGCGGCTGGGCTGATGCGTTCAATGAGTCCCTTACTGATCTGGTGACGTTCCCCTGCTCCTTCATCAAGGGGCCTATCGTGCGCCGTCAGCGCCACCTGGGTTGGGTGAAGGGTCCGGATGGTCGCACCACTGTCGAGGCGAGTGAGCGGCTAGCGCCTGAGTTTGAGCGGGTCAGCCCGTTCAACATCTACCCTGAGCCGGGCATTACCCGGCTGAACGACGGCTACCTCTTTGAGTACCACAAGCTGAGCCGCTCTGCCCTGGCCGACCTTATTGGCGTGCCTGGGTATGACGATGCCGCTATCCGCAAGGCCATCGAGGCTGGCCCCGGCCAGAGCTGGGTGTCCGAGACCATCGAGACCCAGCGCGAAGAGGAAGAGCGCAAGTACTACACCGAGATGCGCCCCACCGACATCTTCGACGCCCTGGAGTTCTGGGGGAAGGTGAGCGGCAAGATGCTCCGCGAGTGGGGTATGGACGCTGAGGAGGTGCCTGACGAGGCACGCGAGTACGACGCCAACGTCTGGATGGTGGGTAACTACGTCATCAAGGCGGTGCTGAACTACGACCCATTGGGCGAGAAACCCTACGCCAAGACCTCCTTCATCAAGACCCCAGGAGCCTTCTGGGGGCGGGGTATCCCAGAGATCATTGAGGACTTGCAGAACATCTGCAACGCGGCGGCGCGTGCCCTCGTGAATAACATGGCGGTAGCTTCGGGGCCGCAGGTTGAGGTGAACCTCGACCGCATCCCGCCCAACGAAGATATCACCCAGATGTACCCCTGGAAGATCTGGCAAACGCTGAACGATCCTCTTGGATCCTCGGCTCCGGCGGTGCGGTTCAACCAGCCTAGCGACAACGCCAGCACGCTGATGGCGGTCTATGAGCGGTTCTCGCGCCTTGCTGACGACCACTCCGGTATCCCGGCCTACATCTACGGTGATACGGATGTGAAGGGCGCTGGGCGCACCGCTTCAGGTCTGTCGATGCTGATGGGCTCGGCAGGCAAGGGTATCCGGCAGGTCGTCATGCACATCGACAACGACATCATCAAGCCGGTTGTGAAGCGCCAGTTTGTTTATAACATGCGCTACGATCCGGATGAGGCGATCAAGGGCGACGCTGAGATCATCCCGCGTGGTGCGATCAACCTTGCTGTCCGCGAGACGGTCAACGTGCGGCGCGTCGAGTTCCTCAACGCTACCGCCAACCCGGTGGATATGCAGATCGTCGGTATTGAAGGCCGGGCTGCTCTGCTCCGCGAAGTGGCTAAGAGCCTCCAGATGCCGGTGGATGAGATCATCCCTTCACGTGAGAAGCTCGACTACATGGTGCGGACCCAGCAGCAGGCGCAGATGGCGGCTCCTCCCCCTCCGGGTCAGGCTCCCGCACCAGCACCCGAAGGTGGCGGCCCCGGTTCGCAAACTAACATCGTAGCTAACCAAAATACTGGGCAGGCTTGATGACCCGTCCACCGCCTGAAGTCTTTGTCGCTATAGCCAGGGCTAGCAATATGGTGCTCCCCTGGCTCCAAGAGTGGCGTCAACGTGAGTTAGAACAACTACCTTTTGTGTCTGCGGCTAGTGTTGCTGTAGCGCAGGGTAGATGTCAGATGTTGACAGAACTATGCCGACTGATGCAGGATGCGCCCGACGTGGCTGCAAAACTGCGCTCGGACCTCAACAACAGGTAACGGGAAGTAGCAGCCACTTAACCGCGCACACCGATAAGGAGCGTTTTGTGGCAATTCCTGAGCAGATCCGTCGCCAGTCTGAGGCTATCACCAAGCTCTATCAGGACAATGTTGCGGAGGCCGCTGTTACAGAAGCAGCCCCCGTGGTTGTTGCGCCTGAGCAGGCTGAACAGGCCGACAGTGGTAACGATACTGCACCCGAGCCCGCGTCTAATGAGCAAAGGCGGCAGGGCACCAACGATGATGCACATGCCTACGAGCAGCGGTATCGCACGCTCCAGGGTATGTACAATGCTGACACCGCCCGGCTTCGGTCGGAAAATCAGCAGCTTAATGGCAGGGTTACGCAACTAGAGCAGTTACTGTCCTCTCTTTCTTCGCCGCAGCAACAGCAGCCTTCAGAGGCTGTGCAGAAGCTGGTGACTGAGAAAGATGTTGAGGAGTACGGCGACTCTATCGACGTTATGCGGCGCGTTTCCCGTGAGGAGACGGCTGCGTATCAGCGGAAGATTGCCGAGCTGGAGCACACTCTTCGTCAGGTGCAGACCAGCGTTCTCCCGCGCGTTGAGCAGGTTGCTCAGCGGCAGGCTGTAACGGCTGAGCAGGGTTTCTGGAGTGATCTGACTGCTGCGGTTCCCGAATGGCGCGACATCAACGCAAACCAAGAGTTCCATAAGTGGCTCCTGGATGTTGACCCGCTGACCGGCCTTACCCGGCAGACCTATCTGGAAGATGCTCAGCGCAACCTCGATGTTCGTCGTGTTGCTGCCTTCTTCACCGCTTGGGGAGGGTCGAATAGCCCTTCTGTTGCTCAGCCTCATCGGAGTGCGTCGGCTTCTCAGCTCGATAAGCAAGTGGCTCCTGGCCGCAGCCGTGGGGGCTCTGCCCCTTCTACGGCTGATAGGGCCAAGACCTACTCTTCGCAGGACATCGCCAAGTTCTTTGATGATGTTCGGCGGGGTGCTTACCGTGGGAAGGAAACCGAGCGCGACCGGATTGAACGCGATATCTTCGCTGCACAGCGGGAAAATCGCATCGTCGCAAACGGTTAAGTGGAGATAACCATGGGTTTCCCTGTCGCCCCTGGCCGCCCCAACTACTCGGGTAACTTTATCCCCGAGATTTGGTCCGGCAAGCTGATCGAAAACTTCTACGATGCTACCGTCCTGGCCGCGATCTCGAACACCGACTACGAGGGTGAGATCCGCAACCAGGGTGACACGGTGAACATCCGTACGACCCCGAACATCACGATCCGTGAGTACGTGAAGGGTCAGGGCATTGTCGTGGAGAACCCCGACAAGCCGAAGCTCCAGCTGGTCATCGACAAGGGCGAGTACTTCGCCTGCGTTGAGGACGACATTGATCGCGTCCAGTCTGATGTGAAGCTCATGGACATGTGGTCCAAGGACGCTTCCGAGCAGATGAAGATCAAGATCGACCAGCGCGTGCTGACCGACCTGCTCCCGGACATCTCGGCTCTGAATAAGGGCGCGGCGGCGGGTGCGGTCTCTGCGGCGTTCAACCTCGGCACCACGGCTTCGCCGCTGGCGGTGACGAAGGATGGCGCTGGTAGCACGGCCTCGGTGATCGACCTCATCGTCGATATGGGCACCGTGCTCGATGAGGCGAACTGCCCGGAAGCCGGTCGCTTCCTGGTGATCCCGGCCCGTATGGCTAACCTCATCAAGAAGTCCGAGCTGAAGGATGCGTCGCTGGTTGGTGACGGCACCTCCATGATCCGCAATGGCCGTCTCGGCATGGTGGATCGCTTCACGCTCTATGTCAGCCATAACCTGAAGGTTGATACTGGCGGGAAGTACAACATCATCGCGGGGACCAAGATGGGCCTGACGTTTGCGTCTCAGATGACTGAGATGGAAACGCTGCGCTCCGAGAGCACCTTCGGTAACGTCATCCGTGGCCTCCAGGTCTATGGCTACAAGGTGGTGAAGCCGGAAGCTCTGGTCCAGTCCGTCGTGACCTTCGCCTAAGGAGAGAGACACATGGCTGATTATACGGACTCCCTTGGGTTCTATAAGAACTCGGTTGGCTTTCCCTCCAACTACGCCAACCGCGTTTCGGTGGTTGAGATCGACCTCGACTTCCGCGCCATTGCTGCGGCTCGCGCTGCGGCCAGCGCGGCTGCCCTGGCGGCGACGGACACCCTGGTGATCGCTACTCTCCCGAAGGGTGCGCTGATCCTCGGTGGCGGTGCCACCCTGGTCCGTGCGGAAGGTGCTTCTGGTACGGTGGATCTCGGCATCACGGGCTCGCTGACGCTGTTTGCGAGCAACTTCAACCTGAATGGTACGGTCGGTGCGACCTCCGCTGGCACCACCCCGGCCTACCTCACGGCTGATACGAGCGTGGTGATGACCATCGACACCAACAGCATCGACGTGGCTCGTATCAAGGTTTCCATCGCGGTGGTGAACCTTGGTGCGGACCTCGGTGTGATCCCGAGCGCGTAACCCAGTGGGGGGCTTCGGCCCCCCACCTCTTTAGAGGAGACATATGGTGGCTCTCTATACGGGTATTACGTACTCGGGTTTCCGGGCAACCGACGCGCGCGTCGATAGCCTTGTCGTTGGTACGGTGACGAGTACTGCGGCCCCGACCTCGGCGGGTTCTACCCTGACCGTGACGGCGGCTGCTCATGCTGGTCGTATTGTTGCCCTGGACGCCCTCGCGGGTTCCACGGTGACGCTGCCTGCGGCTACGGGTACGGGCAACATCTACACCTTCGTGACACGGGTTATTGCGACGAGCAACAGCCATGTCATCAAGGTGGCCAACGCGACCGACGTTCTGACCGGTTCGCTGGTTGTGGTGGACAATGCTGACGGCACCTCTACGACGTTTGGCACGGTCGCGGCGAGCGACACGATCACGCTGAACCGCACCACGACCGGCTCGGTGAAGGTGGGCGAACGTATCAACATCGTTGATGTGGCCCCCGGCTTCTTCAGCGTTACGGGTACGGTTGTTGGAACTGGTTCTGAAGCTACGCCATTCAGTGCTACTGTGTCCTGATAGGTAGGGGCTTCGGCCCCTACCCCCTTTTAGGAGCGCGCTATGCCCACCAACCTTACCGGCAGCAAGATTAAAGACACCTACACCCAAGTCTTGCACGTCGATGGCGGCCCCACCGGCACCGAAAAGGTTGTTTATAGCGGCACTGGTGTAGCTACAGCACTGTCGCTAAGCACTGGTTCTGCCTCGGTCGATAACATCAAGATCGACGGCAACACGATCTCTTCGACGAACACCAATGGCAACATCAACCTCACCCCCAACGGGACCGGTGTGGTTGTTATCCCCGAGGCTGAGTTCACCACCCTTGATGCGGTTACGTTCAACACAGTGAACGTGGCGGCTGGGATGGCTATCTCCAACGGCACCATCACCGCACAGGGCACCAATACCAACATCGACATCACCCTGACGCCTAAGGGCACTGGGTCGGTTGTCATTCCGAAGGTTGCCATTTCTGGCGGTACAGCTTCTGGGATGACCTCAGTAGCCGCCACGACGGTTTCAGCTACGACTGCCTCAGCTACGACAGTTGAGGGTGGGACTGTCAGTACTACAGGTGTGGCAGCCCATCTGGACCTCTCCACCACCTCTATCGTGGCAGACGGCACTAACACCAACATCGACATCACCATGACACCCAAGGGCACTGGCGTGGTGTCAATGCCAGCGGCGGTTGTGTCGGCTAACTCTACCTCAGACGCACTGCGTATCACGCAGGTTGGCACTGGTAATGCCCTGGTGGTTGAGGATAGCGCGAACCCGGATGCGACACCCTTTGTGGTGAACACTACCGGTGCCGTTGGCATTGGTGCGGCACCGGGTGCCGGTAGAAATCTTGCTGTCAGCGCCCCTATCACCGGGGCTGCTATATCTCGGGCGATTACGTCTATCGGAACAGTTCAGTCTGATGTGACGGATGCCGCAAGTTACTATGCTACGTTTGGCAATACAGCGGCGGGAGTATCCGCCAATAGCCTTACCCACTACACTGCCATCCAAGGCGGTTTTTTAGGGTCTGTAGGCGCTCAGTATGGGTTTTGGGCTGACGCTACCCTTGTTGGTGCGACCACTACCAACATCGGGTTTCTTTCCAACATTCCCTCTGGGACTGGGCGTTGGAACTTTTACGCTAACGGGACCGCTGCAAACTACTTTGCTGGTAGCGTTGGTATCGGCACTACATCCCCCGGCGCGCTCCTTAATGTCGTAGCCAATACCTCTACCGATGCCGTCCGCATCACGCAGACCGGCACTGGTAATGCCCTGGTGGTTGAGGATAGCGCGAACCCGGACAGCACGCCGTTTGTGGTAGATTCTTCCGGTCGTCTTGTGACTGGCTACACAGCTTCAACTTTGGTCGGTAGCGGAGCCTATCTCGCGCAGTTTATGGGGTCGGGTTCAAATTACCCAACCACGATAGGATATACCGGAGCCTCTGCACTCGGGCCAAAAACCTCAATTGTTAAGAATAGAAGCGCCGATTGGTCCACCAATACAGTTGTTCAGAACGGCGACTCTTTAGGTGATTTTTCTTTTACCGGCGCAGATGGCACCGGGTATATTGTTGGCGCTCAGATTGCCGCCATTGTTGACGGCACCCCCGGCACCAATGACATGCCGGGTCGCTTGGTGTTCAGCACCACAGCAGACGGTGCTTCAAGCCCCACCGAGCGTATGCGGATCAGCAGCACCGGTCTTGTGACCGTTGCAGGCACTCTGGAAGGTGCCACGATCAGCACTACCGGGGCTGCGGCTCACCTCGATCTGTCTGCGACTTCTATCGTAGCAGATGGCACCGACACCAATATCAACATCACTATCTCGCCTAAGGGTACCGGCGAAGTCATCATCACCAAACCGTTCGGTTATGGCGGGTCTGGTACGGGCGGCACGGTTACGCAGCTGACTAGCCGCACGACTGGGGTGACGCTCAATAAGCTAAGTGGCCAGATCACGCTGTTTGCAGCTACGGCGCTCTCCGGGCACGCTTCTAACGAGTTCACCCTGACCAACAGCTTCATCGACCCGACCGATGTGGTGCACGTTTGCTTCGCCTCTGGCCTGACCGGGGCAAGTTATGGTGTGACTGTCACTGCGGTTAACTCTGGTAGCTGCAAGATTGCGGTCTCTAACTTTAACAATTCTGCTACCCCTGCCGACACGCCCGTGCTCAACTTTGTTGTTATCAAGGGGGTGAACGCCTGATGGCTAAGACACCAGCTTGGCAGCGCAAGGAAGGTAAGGACCCCGAGGGCGGCCTGAACGCCAAGGGGCGCGCTTCCTACAACCGCGCCAACCCCGGCAAGCCCGGTTTGAAAGCCCCTCAACCTGAGGGTGGCCCTCGTCGTGATAGCTTCTGTGCTAGGATGAAGGGCATGAAGGCTAAGCTGACATCGGCCAAAACGGCCAATGACCCAAATAGTCGGATCAACAAGTCCCTCCGAGCGTGGAACTGCTGATGGCCGCCTCGACCCCCAAGAACCCCGCCCTCTGGTCGCGCGTGAAGGCGGCGGCCAAGGCTAAGTTCGATGTATATCCTAGTGCCTATGCCAACGCCTGGGCGGCAAAGGAGTACAAGAAACGCGGCGGCACGTGGGGAGGCCCGGACAA